CCAGAAACTTTATCATTTTCGCAGTCCGCTGTGGCTGTTTAGCAACTCCATTACCTCGTGAATTATCTGAAGCAACATGCGCGCCACCCACACCACGGCCAGTCCAGCCAGGACAACGCCAGCCCGGAAGCTGATTGTCCAGCGGGCCTTGTCGATCGACCCGTCAAACGAGCCGGCGAAGCCGCCTTTCGCTTCCGTACGGTCCTCGTCGTCGTCATCGCTCTCAGGCGGTCGGTGCTCACCCACGCTCGTCCTCATCCGCTGCCCTCGGATTGGATTTATGTTGTGCTTTCACCCTCTCCGTGGCAACGCGATTTATCGGCTCCTGCCGGTAGTGTACGCAAAATCAGCTTGAATTGCCAACATCGTCTGCCGATACTGGTATTGCCCCCGGCCAGCCGGTAGAGTCGCGGGGAGCACAACTCGTACCGGCGACCGAGGGACTGTTAGATAAAGGGGTGTTGATATGTTGGGCAAGTCCATTGCGTTCTGTTTTGTGTGTCTCGCGATTGTGTCAGCGGCTATCGTTGCTCGCAGCGGCGGCGGATCGCCTGCTCCTGCGAAGTCGCGACAGTATGGAATTCAGCCAGCCGCCACCGACCCGCTGCCGTGGCCGTATCATGGCGTCACGGGCACTCAACACCTTTCGCCGAAAGATTTCGACCCCTCTGGCAATCCGCATCTGTATTGGTGGGGCATGTAACGCATTCAGAAATTCCTGCCGCCTCTTACATCCGCACTTGCGGTCTGCTGGCGGGACGTATTCCAGTCGGGCTGTCATGCCGCCGCCTATAATGCGATAGCTTGCCCAGACTGCCGGTGTAATTCCAATTGCCGCGAGTGCTTCGGCAACACGGTCGCCCAGTCCGTTTCCGTGGTCGATGTAACCGCACGCACAATGCACGGGGTATCGCAAAGCCTTCGGTATCCGAAGCCCGCACTTTCGACATTTCCATTGTTTTGTTGTGTTCATACGGCAGTAATTGAGCATGTCATTGAGGAGAAGTCGCAGGGCGTCGTGTCGCCGCTGGTTTGAGGCAGCGAGAAATCAACCAGGTCGATGCACGTATTGCTTTTCCTGTCGTATTCCCCGTAAAACACCGCCCTATTGCCGCCGTCTGACACGATCTGAACCGTCACCGCATACGTGTCCCCGCCAACCTGACTGAACGCCGCCTGGATTCGTAAGATTCGGTCGCCAACCGCCTCTGTGTCACATGCGATATACCCAAGGGTTCCGATTGGGTATGAGTTGATGCAGCCGCCGAAGTCCAGGCTGGTGTTGATCGCCGCGATGAATGTCCCGCTTAGTGTCGCACAGTCATTTGCCCCGCTACACGAGCCAGAGACCCCCGACAGCTCAACTAGCGTCACTGGAGATTTCATAAAAGAATAGCAGCCAGTGCAACCGTACACGCCACAACCAGGGCAGGTGCCGTCTGTCAGTCTGTGGTTTTTGACCTGCCAGTCGTCCCATGTCGCCGTTGAGCCAACTGTTTTCAGCGCGACCCCCGCGTATGTTCCAGAATGGGTTCCTGCGCTCGACCTGACGGCTGACGTAATTCCTGACGTTGCAACCAGCGACGTGCCGTTGTAGCAGACGTTCAGTGTGTAAGGAGTTCCTGCTGTAAATGTTCCGGTCTTTGTGCCAAGCTGCGTTTCCGTACCGCCAACCACCTGGCCAACGCGGACAGCACCCGACGCACCGTTGAAATAAATTTCGCCCCATAGGTAGTTGCTTGAATCGGTATACGCCAACACAAGCCTCAATCGGTCGCCGTTCGTCCCGCCGTTCAGCGCAGCCGACACCGTCTGGTAGTTCTCGCCAATGTCAGCGGTCCACCGCAAGATGCCCGTGGAAGTTCCGCTAAGTTCATTTGACACAATCGACCACGACCCGCTAACCGTCGTCCAGTCGGAGCCAAGCGATGCTCTGTTAAAGTCGTCGCTTGCGAGCACGCACGACGTGCAACATCCACACCCCGCCCCGCCGTACCACCCCATCCCCAGGATAATCACGCTCGCGACAATCAGCACCGCCCACGTTTCATCCATTACGGGCACTCCATCTGATAGACGTGCCACGAATCATCCGCGACCCGATACTCCGCTTTTCCGTGGTCGCCGCTGTCGCCCTCGAACACATACGTTCCGCCGGTGTGGGTCGCCAGATTCTTAACCGTGATAGTGCTCGTTGGTGCGGTGTTCGTCCAGCTTGCCGTAACCACTGTCACCGCCGCCGTTGCATCGGTCGTTGCCAGCGTCCCGTCCAGCGTAAATTCAATCCATTGGTTGGCAGCCGGCATACCAAGCAGCACGGCGCACAGTAGCTCGCCAGTCCCCGTCGGCTTGTAGACTATCTGAGCGGTCCCGCCGAACGCCGACTGCAACACCGCCTCGCCCGCCTTAACCCTCGCGTACTTGTGCCCCTCATCCGTCACGTTGACCCACGCCCGCACTACCCCCGCAATCTGTAGCTCGTCAATCGCCCCATCGCGAATCGGCCGCCGTGTGATGCCGTAGACTCGCCCGTCCGCTTCCGGCTCAACGCCGATGAACCACAGCGCCCCAGCTTCCAAGTCATCCAGTAGTGGGCTCGAACTGATTTCGAGAACTTCCCCGAATCGCCGGTCGGCCCCACTATCGTTCCGCACCTTGATCGAGGTATGGCTTATCGGCGAACGCTCACCACGCCCGCCGGTTCCAAGTCGCCGCCGCTGTTCGTAGTCGTTCGCCGCATCGACAACGCTATTCCATGTCGATGCCTTGATGCGTAACGGGTCGCCGGGTTGTGCCTTATCGTCAGCCACGCGCGGGGCCTTCCATTGAGGCTCGCGGGTCTTCGGTGTCCAGCCACGCGACCAACTTTCCGGCCCGCTCCAGTTCGTCACGCAACGCCAATGCCTGCCGCCGTGATAGCGGGGCGTTGTCGAACGTGTAGGACTGGTCGCTTCCGTTGACGCGCCCGATGACGGTGATTGTCATAGCTTAGCCCTTGATGTCACAGCACAAGCTGACACGGCCGATAAGAGCCTTAACCGCCGTGCCGGTCGCCGCGTCCGTAACCGTGACGGTCAGCCGCACGTCAAGCCAGTCGCCAGCGGATAGCCCCGACGCGGTAATCGTGAAGTCCTTATCGGCAAGCGTGACGCTATTGATGCTGGTCGCCGATGTCGCGCAGAGATCCGACCCGATGCCCGCCTCGCTGTTGGATTCGTAGCACTCTACATCAAGCGTCGCCGATGTGTCCGCGACGGTAGTCAGCATCCCGGCATGACACCGGATCACCACCGTTTCGCCGTCCACGTATTCGGGTGGAAGCTGAACAGCGAAACGGGCGTAGCTGGTCGTTGCTCCGGCCGCTTTCAGGTCTTCGGTTTGGATGCTGGGGCTTGCACTTCCAAACGTGCCGCCAACGAGTCCAAGGTCATCGGTCAATGGCGTTCCTGGTAGCGGAGTCTGGTAGGCGTTCCACACCTTGAACGCTTCCCAGGGCACCATGTAATCCGCCAGGGTTTCCTGCTCCAGCTTGGACCGCGTGATTGCCGCCGTTGCGGATACGCTATCGTTCGTGACCGCGTTTGACGGTAGTGACATGCTTCCGACTGCGACGTTGCCCGTCACCAGAAGGTCGCCTTCAATTCTGTTCGGCATGTTATGCTCCGAAGCCAAGCGCGGCTGCTAGGTTGATTGGTTCGTAGATTCTTTCCACATAGACCCACTTCGGGCGCTTGCCAGGTTGCCCGTTGTCCACGAAGTCCTCGTAGGCAATCCAAGAGTATTCCCAGCCCTTTTTGTTGGCCACGATGATGTCGCCGACGGCCAGGTTATTGACCGACTCTTGGCACGCGAACTGATAGGTAACGCTGGTCTCGGTTTCCTCACCTTCCGCGCCGGTGCAACCGAGAAACAGTACCTCTCCCGGCCCGAACGTCAGGAACGGCGCAGAGTTGAATTTGCCGGTCCACCGGGCAAGGTTCTTAATCTGTGCCAGCGTTATGATGCCGGTCGGGTGCTTGTAGCTGACGGTCAGCTTAAGTGATGGTATCACCGCGTCGGTGCCGTCCACCGCATCGCCATGAACGCCTATCGCTCCGCCCTGGTCGATTGGTGCCGGCTCGCCGGGTCGTGCGAACTTGGCGACGGTTTCCTTGCTGTTCGTGATGTGCACCGTTCCGCCGGTCGTGTCGAAGCTCAGCGAATACTGCCCGGCTTCCTTCTTTCGCGGAGCATACGGAACGGTGATCGTGTAGGCCGCGTGGCCCAACTTCGACAGTTGCACATCCTGCCGGTACAGCGTCCCGCGTTCGTCCGTGATGTAGGCAGGAGTATTGGCGACTGCGTACACGCGCGCGGCTGATTCGTCCGCGTAGCCCGTCAGCTTATATTCGCGGGATTCCGCCGGTGGGCTGACGTTTCCGCTGCGGCTGTTGCGCGTTTCGATGAAACTCATTGGAAGGCCGCCAATCCCGTTTTCTTGAGTTCGGCAAGCATCATTTCGTCAAGCTGGATTAGTTCATCGTTCTGCACGACAGCCTTCTCCGCTGCCTTGGCCGCACGCTCTTGCGGTCCACCTGATTGCCCAAGCAGACCGAGTGCCGCCGCAGAGAATGAACCGGCAACACCGGACACGATACCGCCTGCGCCCGCTCCAGCACCACCAGCACCGCCGATCCCGCCAGCCGCCGCGTCTGCCGCCGCTTTGTCTTGCATCGCCATAGCCGCAGCGTCCGCCCTGTCCTTTACGAGCTGTCGCAGGGCATCCATGCGGGCTTGGTCTGCCGCGCGGTCTGCCTGTCGCTTTGCTTCTGCCTCTGGGTCTAGAAGGTTATCCAGACCAGCCCTCTTTTGCTTGCGCTCTTCTTCTGCGGTGTCCTTGAAGTCCTGCGCGGCTTGCTCTATTCCGTTTTGTACCTCCTCGAGCCCTTGGTTCATCAGGTCCAGCGACATATTGGCTGACCCTGCGGCACCAGCGCCAGATATCGGGGCACCGGCATTTCCGAACGGGTCTAGACCGCCAAGTGCCAATCCTCGAATGGCCGCCTGCGCATTTGGGGATAGTGCATCCCACGCCTCGCCGCCGTAATCAATCATCTGCTGCAACATGGGCGTGACGGCTTTAATGATATCCGCCATCGTCCCGGTGATTTCAGTCCCAAGGTCTACGAAATAGTCAATAATTGAATCCGTGACAGACAATGCAGCTGCATCAAGTGCTTGAAATGCTGCATCCCACGCCCCTTGCACGTTGCCGTCGATAAAGAGGTTTCCGATGGCGTTTACTATCTGCCCAGCGTATCCACCAAACACATCGCCTAACGCCTCTAGTCCCTGTCGCGCGGCTATCTTGAGTCCGAGCAATGCAATCTCGCCAGCGGTCTCAAGGTCTCCGGCCATCAGCGCGTCACCGATGCCGCCGATCGTTGTCTTGGCCGTTTCGAGAATGCCGGAGAATCCAGTTTGAAATGCCGCAACCGCCTTCCGCCCGCTGTCGGTGTACATCGCCCACGCCGTCACGCCAGCGCCGAGTGCGATTGTCAGCAGACCGAGCGGGGATAGTGCGAAGCCGATTGCAGTTCCGATAGTGGCCATGATGGTTGCCGCGCCAGACAATGCGAACCCAATGCCGGAAAGTGCTGTCCCGGTCACTACGGCAACTCCGCTCACTACGCCCAGTGCCACAACTGCGGTTTTCACACCCTGAACAAGCCTGGCGTTTTTGGCAATAAACGTGGTCAGCGTCCCCGATAGGCTTGTGAACATATCTGCGGTCTTTGCCACGTCCGGCGCTAACGCTTCACCTATCGCAATCGCCACGCCTTCAATCGCCGAGCCGAGCTTGCGGAACCCGCCGCCGATCCCCGCATCCATTTCGTCGGCTGTTTTCTTGGCGGTTCCTGCCGCTGCCGCCAGCTCCTTGCGAAGTTCGCGAACCGAACCGATATTGCCCGCTAGTGACTGGGCACCCGTGATGCCAAGCAGTCCAAATGCCTCGTTGAACTTGCTGGACTTCTCCGCGCTGCCGAGCCCCGCTGTCGCCGCTCCGATTTCTTCCATTACATCCACCAGCGGGCGAGCGTTGCCTGCCGCGTCGGTGAAGGTCACTCCGAAAATCTTGTTGAGCTTTTGAGCTTCAGCGCCCGTTAGTGTAAGTAGCCGCCGGACAGCGGTGCCCGCATTGCTGCCCTGAATGCCCACATTGCCAAGCGCTCCGAGAATCGCAAGTGTGTCTTCAATCGACATGCCGAAGCTTGCCGCAGTCGGGCCTACATAGCTCAATGCCTCTCCAAGCTGTTCAACGGTGTTAAACGACTTGTTGGCCGCAACGGTCAGGGCGTCCGACACTCGCGCAGCGTCGCTCGCCCCCATGTTGAACTGGCGTAAACTAGCCGCCATGATGCCGGCAGCCTGTGCTGCCTCGGTTCCCGTCGCCCGCGACAAGCTTAACACGGATTCCGTCATGCCATTGATTTGCGTAGCGCTGAATCCTGCGCGGCCCAATTCCGTCATTAAGTCCGCGACATTGCCAGCGGTGAAGCTGGTCGTCCGGCCAAGCTCCTTAGCTGTGTCGGTCAGCATTGCGAAGTCTGCCGCCGATGCGCCGGTTACGGCACGCACTGCCCGCACCTTATCGTCAAAGTTCGCGAACACTTTGACTGCCGCTGCCACTGGTGCCAGCATCGCCGCCGATGCCATAACTCCAGTGCGCCCGGCTTGTGCAATCCCCTGCCCCCACGACTTGAGCTTGGCACCCGCAGAATTGAGCCCGCGCGTCAGCATGTTGTCCTTAACGAACAACTCGACATACGCTCTCCCGGCTTTGACATCGCTACGACTAGCCACGGACAAGCCTCCCGTGTATCGCCGGGTCGTATGGCTCGTCTTGCCCCTTCCCGTCGCCGCTTGGAGACAGCACACCGCGTTGCAGGAACTGCCCCACGTCGCCCTCGGTCATCTTGCCAAGACACCAAACCAAGCCTGCCTGCGCAACCACTAGCTCCCGCTGAGAGCGGATCTTGCCTTGCGCCATGCGAAACAGGGTTGCCATTGTCTTGCCTTCGATGTCGAGCCCGACGATACCAGCGAGCTGTTCGCAATAGGCTACGATCCCTTCGACCGTAGGCGTGCTAGGATTTGGTTGAAGTCCTCCATCGCCGCCGCTATCACCGCCTCGTCCCCCACCGCTTCCAGTGCTTCCCTCTGCCGCCGCGCAATTTCGGTGCCCTGCCGAGAGAGGGAGCGCAGCATCGACCTCTTCGGGGCTGGGGAAAAATTTGCGACGGTTTCCCACAGGGCGCTGGCCGCACGTTCCATCGCATCGCCGCAGAATGCTTCCGCGAAGTCTTCGGCCGTTACGCCGCGCGCCTCAGCTTGCTTCCGGCTCAGAGTCCAGATCACCTCGTAGAGAATCCCAGGGTCGCTCGATAGCGTCTCCCAGGCTGTGCCCGCTTTCAGCGATACGTCCGCCAAGTTCATCCCGTGGCGTTTCTTCACTTCCAGTAATGTCGGGCAGTCGATCTTTATTGACCACTCCGCCCCCGCTTCGTCGGTCCAGTCCATCGTGCTCCCCTTCAATCTTGCCCAACACATGCTCGCCGCGGGTGGTCAGGAACCCGTCCACGTCAAGCGTCCCTTCGGCAATCAACTTTCGGCGCAGATACTCGGCACGGAGCGGTTGTACGCCCGCAGGTGTGTCGCCAGTTGCCGCCGCCGTGATGAACCGCCGTTCGTCGTCTTTCATGTTCCATCCTATGGCGTGCTGTCATACGCGGCTGCAATCTTCACCACGCGGGCCGCATCGGTCCCGGCTTGGCTCGCCTTGATGCTCACAATCGGGTTGCCGGTCAAGGCGTTGGTGTCGCCAGCCGCCAGGTCATAGATTCGCGGAACGCCAGCCACCAGATCCAACTCCAGGATCGTGCTCCCGCCGCTGTCCTGCATGTCGAGGTGCGCGGCGGTCGTATCGGTGGAACTTGATGGGACCAGCTCGATAGCCACAATGGAAGCGTTGTCGCCGTCGATGTTGCATGTAACGGCCTGCTGGGGCACAACCGTTACGGCCGTATCTTGTGCCGGCAGGTCGTCACCGCTGCCAGTGTCAATAGGCACGGCAGTTCCGCTGACGGTTCCAACCGTCACGCCGTATTGCACGCCCCCGCTCCAGTACACGTCCACGGTGTTGCCGGTGGCGATCGTGTGTGCGCCACTGGCCATCGTGATCGTGCCAGTGTCCGCGTCGGTTCGCGTCGTCAGCGTGCCGGACTGGGCCACGACTAGCGACGGACTGGCAGTAACTTCCCCATCGGTGGAGAAGGCGCGAGTCCGGTTGATATTGATGCTGCCGATCTGGACGACGGCGCTGTATGTCGATGTTGCCACTGGTCGGCCCCTTTAAGCTACGGTTACGGTTCGCGTTTCTTCGGTCGCTGTTAGACCGATGGCGTAGGTCTGCTTGTCTCGGAGCGGTTGCCCGTTCTCAAACGAGCTGATATAGAAGTCGGCATCGACCACAGTCGTGCCGCTTCCCTTGCTCACAATCTTGAACGCCATCGCCGTGCCCGCCGCAATGTTGGCCCGGCAGGTTGCCAGGAATGCGTTTGAGTCCTGCACCAGCACGTCAAACGAGATTTCATGCGTGATGCCAGCGGGCTTGTTCGAGTTCGTGAAACTGGCCCGCGAGTTGATTTCCACCATGTCGGGGCTCATCGTCCACCGCACATCGCGGGCGATTGTCAACTCCGTGCCTGCCGTGCTTCCAGCCGTTCCGTAGTATAGCTCGGCTTCGTAGCCCATCAAAACTGCCATCTGCTTATCCTTTCACGTTAGGAAGCGTGCCTCGATTGACGCGCCGCCAATTGCTAGTTTCGGCTGCCTGTTCTCATTTCGCCTTTTGACACCAGCGAAAGCTCTACTTCCGTTTCCCCGACAAAACGCATCTTATCGACTACCATTGCCGCCGGCCCTGCGGTTCCGCTATTGACCATAAGTGTCATCCCGATGAGTGCCTCTTCGCTTACCTTGCCATTACAGCACTCGCTGAGCGAGCTTTTGTCGCATGTCAATACTAGGTGCATGGCTATTGTCCTATTGCCCCTGACCAACTTGAACCGAACCGGTACAGGTTCCTGTCCATTGCCGGCCCCATAAACGGCCGCTGCGGATACTTCGCGCCCATGTACTCGCCGCCGTGTTCGTGGGCTGACATCGACTCGCCATAGCCGCTTTTGGTTGGCCCGATGACAACCGTCTCTTGCGATGCCGCGAACGCGATGCCCTTCCGCACAAATCCCTTGTTGATGTGA